GCTGCGTGTGAATGTCAGCCAGAAGAATTGCAGGCAAGAATTGCCCAAGCGACTGCGTCTTGGACCAACCGGGTTTATCACTTAATTGAGGAAATACAAAAATGCTTAAAGTAAACGCATCGCTTGGTGAAATCTATATTTACGACACCATCGGAAAAGATTGGTTCGGTGGTGGCATTGATTCCAAGCAAGTTATTGACGCACTCAACGAACTTGGAGGAAAGCGAGCCTTAGTGCGGATCAATAGCCCCGGCGGTGTAGCCGACGAAGGTATTGCGATTTTTAACGCACTTAAACGTTACCATGGTGGCGTGGACACAGTAGTCGACGCCCTAGCGGCATCTGCTGCCTCTGTGATCGCTTTGGCTGGAGAATCGAGGCTAACTGCTCCCGGTGCCCGCTGGATGATCCACCGAGCTATGACGGTCAGCGTTGGCAATGCGGAAGACATGCGAAAAGCGGCTGATGTTTTGCAAGCTTATGACGATTCGCTTGTAGAAATCTATAGCCAGTATATGCCGGAAGGCCAAGACATTTTGGCCCTGATGACCGAGGAAACTTGGTTTACTTCCGAGTCAGCTATTGAGGCTGGATTGTCCAATGGCACCGTTGCTAGCGTAGAGATGCCTGCGGCCATGAACGCTGCGTGGTTCAAGCATACGCCTGAGGATTTGGTAGCAGCACCAATGGCAATGTTTAAACCTAAAATTCAGTCTGCCTCGTTTATGCAGAAATTTTACTCAAGGTAGTTGTTATAAGAATTAGCATATGCTAATTTATAAGGACTAGCAAAAAACAAGTAGCAACTAGTTAGCGGCGAAAGTTTGACGGCTGGAAATGTGTTTACATTTTCTGTCTCAAGCTCTGCCGCTAACTGCGTTTCTGGGCTTGGGGCGCAAGCAACAAGGAATAGAAACATGAAGTCTGCTATGGAAATTCGCAACGAACTTTCGGAAATCGTTGCCAAGGCTGAAGCTCTCCACGATCTCGTTAGTCAAGAACAACGTGAATTGAGCGACGTAGAAAAGTCTGAAATCAGCAATCTGGCTGATCGCCGGGAAGTCCTGAACAAAGACCTGGACACCGCCATCAAGTACGAGGCCATCGTGGCCTCCAAGCTGGAAGGCAAAGTACAGGCTCGCCGTGAGTCCAACAAGTCCGACGCTGCAAAGTTGCCAGTGCGTGTTCTGTCGAACTTCCGCAAGGGCGTCTTTAATTCTGCGGAAGAAGCTTATGACTCGGGCCAATTTCTGTTGGCTGCGATCTTCAACAATCGCAAGTCCAAGGAATATTGCCGTGAGCGTGGCCTGATCCGCAACGCCATGACGACTGGCGACAATACCAAGGGTGGCTTTTTGGTTCCAGAACCACTCGAAGCCTCGATTATTGAACTGCGTGAGCAGTTTGGTATTTTCGCCCAGTATGCACAACCGTGGACGATGAGCGACAGTGTACAGAATGTACCTAAGCTGTCTGATGAAATTAGTGCTTACTTCGTCGGTGAAAACTCGGCTATCACGACTTCCGACATCGCCCTAAACTTGGTGCGATTGGAAGCTAAGAAGCTGGCAACGCTGACGGCAGTTAGCAGCGAACTGAACGAAGACTCGGTGCTGAGCGTTGCGGAAACGCTGGCTCGCTCGATTGCCCAAAAGTTTGCCAATACGGAAGATGATTGCGGCTGGAATGGTGACGGCACCAGCACCTACGGTGGAATTGTTGGCGTAAAGTCAGCACTCGCCGCTGGTAGCATCTACGATGCGATCTCTGGTAACAACACTTTCGGAACTTTGGATCTTGAAGATTTCGAGGCTGTTATCGGCAAGCGTAAGATGTTTGGCGGTAGCTCGCCACGCTGGTTCATTAGCCAGAACGGTTGGGCTAACTCCATGCTGCGTTTGGCTATGGCCGCTGGTGCTAATACCGGCATGAGCATTGCTGACGGCATGCCTCTGCAATTCATGGGCTACCCAGTAGTCATCAGCCAAGTCTTGCCAAGTGCTCTCACCAGCACTGGCTCGACGATCGCCTGTTACTTCGGTGACCTAGCACAAGCTGCAATCCTCGGTCGTCGTCGTGGATTGAGCATCCAAGCCGATGCCAGCTACTACTTCAATCAAGACGCAATTGCTATTCGTAGCACCCAGCGTTTCGACATCAACGTCCATGACCGTGGTAGCGCATCTGCTGCCGGTGGTCTGATCGCCCTGAAGTTTGCTGCCTAATCCATCGAGCCATCGTTCGCTCCGGTGGACCCGCCCTAGTCTAGCTTCGGCTAGCTAGGGCAACTTTAGAACCAAGCTTAAAATCATCATAGGATAATAAAAATGAAACCTTCGCAAGCTGTTGTGCGTTCTTCCGTCCTGGCTCCGATTGCAGCAGCAACGACTGCTCGCACCGCAGCCATTGACTGTCAAGGTGCTGATTACGCCAGCATCGTTTTCCACATCGGTGCAGAATTGAATACCAATTCGACCAATGTGGCCTTGAATCTCAAGGAATCTGACACCAATGCTGCCACGGCATATGTCACGTTTAACAGTGCTTTCGCTGTGACTGCGGACAATACCAATGCCACGGTACAAGTGTTTAACGTGGACCTCAAAGGCCGCAAGCGATACCTGCAAGTCAGCGTAACGCCTGATACGACAACCAATGGCACTGTGATCTCAGGTTGTACCGTAGGCTTGGTAAAAGAGGTCCAGGGTGCTAACAGCGGAAACGCTGATCAAGTAGTTGTTGGCTAAATTTAACACCCATCGGAGCGAACAAGATGGAATTAAAAGTAGCGGCTGTGATGACAGCCCCACGATATGAGAATACGACTTGCCGAAACTATATTGAGCGAGCCCTTAAGAAACTGCAAATTCCATTGACAGTTTCAGGCGGCGTGTATTACGGCCAGTGTATGCAGAAGATGTTCGAGCAATTGGTGCATACTGATTGCCAGTACATCGTGACAGTTGATGGCGACTCGTTTTTTACTGACAAGCAACTGCTGCGTATGATCTCGGTCATTCATCAGGAAGATCAGATCGACGCATTGGCCTCAATGCAAGTACGGCGAGGCAAGCCAACGTTGCTAGGTACAGTACATGGAGGTCGCAAGGTTGGCGATGATACGATGCAGATTGACTTCAATGGCTATCCATTAAAGGCACGCACGGCACATTTTGGATTGACCGTGATTGATGTAGCCAAACTGCGGAAAGTCGAAAAGCCTTGGTTCTTTGCAGAGCCTAATGCTGACGGTGGCTGGGATGGTGACAAAGTGGATGACGATGTGTGGTTTTGGTTACAGTGGGAACGTGCTGGCAATTCAGTCTACATTGACTGCGACACACGCATCGGCCACTTAGAGGAAATGGTAGCCTGCTTTGACAGTAAGATGCAGCCTATGCACCTTTACCCGTCAGATTGGCTGACAGCACATGAAGCTTGAGATAGTTAAACGCTGGGCTGGGTTTAGACTTGGCTCGTTGATTGATATAGATGATGGACTTGCAAATCTGCTAATCCGCAAGGGAATCGCAATTCATGTCGGAAACAGAAACATCGAGAGCGATGCTGGTAACGGCCCCGGTCAGCGAGCCGATAACCCTGGCCGAAGCGAAGAAGCAACTCGAACTGTCCCCAACGGATACGGCTCACGACGCCCAGCTAAGCCTACTAATCCAGGCCGCAAGGGAACAATGGGAAGCTGATACCGACTCAGCTTGTCTGACGCAGACTTGGAAGGTTACTGCGGAAGAATTTTATGACGACGAGATATACTTGCCTAAGCGACCGGTCCAATCCATCACGCACATTAAATACTACGATTCCGGCGATGTACTGCAAACCTTGAATACCTCGGTTTACGATCTTGACCAATCGTGTCGAGCAGTTAGGCTCAAGAATTTGCAAGTATGGCCCGCTGTATCTGATCGCTGGGATGCGATTGCGATCACTTACGTTGCCGGCTATGCACAGTCATACCTTGTGCCGGCTATCGCAAAGCAAGCGATGCTGCTGCTCGTTGGTTATTACTTCGATGCCAATCGTGGCGACAATGACCGGAATAACGACCAGCGAGCCTACGAGGCGTTAGTGACCAAGTTTATGCGGAGTAACTATCCGTGAGCTATCGTCCCAGCAAGTTTAGGCTTGGATCATTGCGTGATCGCATAACGATCCAGCAACTTACGGAAACTATTTCCGATGCTGGTGACGTTACGCCAGCTTGGTCCGATAAATACAAAGATGAACCTGCTGCTTTTGATCCAGTTGCCGGGCAAGAGACAACTAGGGGCAAGCAAGTAGATGCTGGCACAAAAGGCATATTTACTATTCATTACCGTACCGGCATCACGCCGGAAATGCGAATCCAGTACAACTCTGAAACGTATGGCATTGTGTTTGTGCGTCCTGTTGACGGTGGTAGACGGTACCTCGAATTGCACTGCAAATCCTAATGGCTAACAAACTAGACATTAAGATGAACATTCCAGTTGATGCAGAGCTTGCACGCATGCTCAACATGGATGATCGCATTGACCGATTTAAGCTGTTTGATAAGGCACTGACTGCTGCCAGCGGTCCTGTAATTCGTCGTGCTCGCCAGCTTTGTTGGGATGGCGTAAAAACTGGTAACAGTGCCAAACGTTCTTGGTATCAACGCTATGGCGTTGAGCCACCATGGGCTAAATGGCTAAAGCGTGGCAAGACAAAGCACAACAAGTACGGCAAAGTAGACTGGGAAACGCAACTGAAAACGACTATTGGGCGAGTCGTGCGTAAGTACAGTCGCAAAGGTGTTGCAGTTATTGGCCCATCCTGGCCTAAAGGCAATAAAGCATATTTTAACGCCGGTAAGAATGGTCGTGATGTATGGTATTGGGGAGACGACCAAGGATTCAAAAAGAAAGCTATGCGGAACTTTATTGTCCAAGCTTTTGATGAAACCAAAAACGAACAGCAGCAGTTAATGAAAGCTCAAGTTAAAGTTTTGCTTGACCAGATGATGAAGAATCTTTGATGGCTGATGTAATCAAGACAATCCGCAACTACTTGCTGACTAAGACGGCAGTAACCGATCTTATTGGGCAACGCATTTACGCTAGTCGGATTCCGCAGTCAACATCGCAGACTCAGTCATGCGTTACAATTGCGGTTCTCAGCGAAATATACGAACATTCAATTGATGGACTAAGTGGCATAGTACAAACCAGACTGATCTTTGATTGCTTTGCCTCAACTGCGGAACTTGCTCGTAGTATAGCGGACTCAATCATTTGGTCAGATATGGACAAGCTAAAAGGTGTTTACACCAATTTAAACATTCGGAGCGTGATGATGGATGATGGTCGCCGTGAATACGTCAACGAAGACGTAGCAGGTGGCGACAATCAGCGGCATGTGGTTACGTTCGACATTATGGTATTTTGGCTAAGGAGTTAGCTATGGCGTTGGTTGGAGATACTGGCAATGGAGCAACCTTCACTCTCACGACCCAAACTGCTGCGGCAAGTTTGAAGGTTGAGTCCATTACAATTGGTGAAATCACTTTGGACATGCTGGATGTGAGCACGCTTGGAACGTCTGACTTTCAGGAAATGATCGCCAGCGATTTGAAGGCTACCCCAGAATTGACGGTAACCTATAATTTCAATGCTGCTGCAACTGCGGTGACTGTAACTGGATCGGTAGATACTGCTACAATCACCTTTCCAGTAGTCAGCACGCAAACGACCACGACTGGTGCCACCTTCACTGGAACTGGTATTGTGACCAGCTTTAAGCTACCTGACCTGCAAAATGGTCAAGTGCAAAAAGGTTCACTTAAGTTCAAATTTGATGGTGATACAGGACCGACCTACACCCGAGGATCTTAATCTTGATTAAGCTTCGACTCGATGACTTTGTCGTACCTAAGAAAACGCATTACGGAACCGTGATGCGTTCTACTGGGCAAGACAAGGTCTATATCTGGAACGATGACACGGAAAACTGGACGCACTGCGGTTACCTGACGCACGAGTCAGGTTACTTTTTGCCTCTGGTTGGAGTGCCAAAAGAACTTGTGCCGGTTATTGCTGAGCAATGTGCCAAGCAAAAATCGGTCAAGGTAAAGTATGTTGACTCGGTGCCGGTATCCGAGCCTGTAGTTGAAGAAGAAGAATTTTGGAGCGATGATGATGAGTAATTTGCTAGAGAAGCTAAAATCTAAGTCTGTAATGTCTGTTGAAAAAGTTGTCGATAACGACACTTATCTAATTAAGGGCTTGGACCTTAACCAAAAGTCTAAGGTCTATGCTAGTGCTCGCAAGTCTGACGGTAGCCTTGACAGCCTACGATTAGATGCCAGTTTCCTAGCCCAGTGCGTATGCGATCCGGAGACAAAAGCACCTCTTGCAGATGCTACTGTTTGGCGTAACGCACCTACTCACATCAGCGGCCCTCTACTTGGAGCTATTGCAGACGTTTGCGGGCTCAATGTGGATACAACCGTAGACCCAAAAGATTTCGACTCAACCCAGAGCTAATGCTGGCTCATCGGGTCGTTCTCCGGCGTGGCTTGGAGATTGAACCCGAGCAGTGGCTTGCGACGGTTGACGAGAAGACATATCGTAACTGGGAATCTTATTACAGATTGGAGCCTTGGGGCGACGAGCAATACTTGCTCGCAAGGCTAATCAACCTGATAAGTCTCCTGGTTGCATCTAAGGCTGGTGAGCGAGCAGAGGATTATGTGATCCAACTTGAGGACATTATGCCTCCATCGTGGGCATGGCGACCTCAAAAGCGTACTGAAGACATTGCTGCCGTGGAACAGAAGCTAGCTGGGCTCTACTCTCAATGACGACCATCAATAACTACAAAGTTACTCTAGGTCTTGACGCATCTGGGCTAGTGCGTGGCGCAACGCTAGCCAGAGGACAGTTCCAGCAAATTCAACGCATGTTCCGTGATGTGCAGGACCCTGCGGAAAAGCTTGAGAGCAAAATCAATTTGCTTGATAAAGCTATGAACGCTATCAAGGCTCAAAAGCCTACTGCTGACTTGTCGCACCTTGACGAAGTTATGCGACGGCTTTATATCCAGTACGATAATGTTACTGGTGCGGAAAAGAAGCGTACCGATGCCATGAAGGCAGAGGAAAACGAACTCCAGCGACTGATTGGTTTTGAGCAGCAAGCGGAAAAAGCATTTGATAAAACCAGAACTCAGGTAGAAAAAGTTGAGCATGAGATTCGACAACTAGAGCATACCATGTCTCAGCTTAGGATGGCTGGACAAACGTCCGAGCTACAAAAATACAATGACGCACTTGAGCGTATGTATAAGCAACTTGACTGGGTGACTGGCGGCGAAGCAAAGCACCTAGCCAACATGAAGTCTCAGGAAGACGAACTTAATAAACTTGTAAAGCTTGAACAGCAGGCTTTTGAAATTCGTAACAAAATGATGACTGCCACTGACATTTTTGCTCAAGAACGTGCACGGCTTTATGAAATGAAGCGTGCAGGGTTCTTAGCGGAAGATGAATATCAGGCTGCTGTAAAGTCCGCCAAGGCAAAAATGATGGAAGCTAATGCTGACAAGGAATTGTCGGCACGGCGCAAAGAAGCTATTGCGTTGATTGATAGGCACACGCCTAAAGTGGATCAATTGCGTAATCAATACGAATTGCTTCGCAAGGAATACCACAGCATTGCAGCAGCATCTAGAGTCCTTGGAAGCGAGGAAGACATACTCCGCACAAAGATAGTGCAGACTATGCGTGCCCTCCGTGACCAGATGAATGAAATGAACAAGTCAGGTGGTGCGGCGGGATCAGGTGGCGGTAATGCTGGGCCATGGTCTTTAAAAGGTACTTTGCTTCGTATCGGAGGTTTTTTAGCTGCAAAGGCAAGCTTTAGCTCTATAGCTAATTTATCCACCGAAGCAGATAAAGCCAACATTTCTTTGCGGCAGACTGAATCTATCCTGCAAGCCATCTCTGGCTCGGATATTCAAGGTTCTGCGTTGATCGAGGACATACGACAGCTTACTAGAAGTATGCCATTGAGCTTCAAGGGTGCTGCGGAAGCAGCAAAGAATATGATGGCGTACGGATTTACTTCAAAGGAAGTAATCCCAACGATTCGTCAGGTAGGAATGATTACGGCTGGAAATGCGGAAAAGTTCGCAGCACTTACAAATGCAATTGCACAGATGCGTGGTGCCAATAGACTTATGGGTCAAGAAGTTATCCAAGCCGTTAATGCTGGCTGGAATCCACTGGCTGAGATTTCCCGCAATACCGGCAAGAGCATGTCAGTGCTTAAAAAGGAGATGGAGGAAGGCAAGATTAGCTTTGATATGGTATCCAAAGCATTGGAGACTGCCACTTCCGCAACCGGTCGGTTTGGTAGTGTAGCCGACAAGATTATGGATACGGTCGCCGGAAAATCCGCATTGCTTGCTTCCAAGTGGGAAGAATCTATGGCGACGATGGGCAGGGCTATTGAGCCATTGTCGATTGCTTACAAGCAATTTCTCACAGAAGCCTTGGACAAGACAAGCAAGCTTATAGAAAGCATGTCAAAGCTAATAAGCTACGATCTAAGCAAAGTTGGTGGTGCCGGAAAAACTGGATCTTTGTTCGGAAGCATGTTTACTGGTGATATTAGTTCACTGCAACTTGCAAAATCATTTATGGACCTTCAAAGATTCGAAAGCATGGGAGGATTTCTTGGAGAGCGTTATGGTCAAAAGGTTGGACCAATCAGAGGGCCTGAAGAAGCTATAAAAGCAATGTCCGACAATGTTGAACTGATGAAGCTTGTTGGAGAAATGAAATCCGATCAGATAAATCAAGACAAGCTATCTTTGATACATATTCGTGCATACGTTATGTACATGAAAAAACAAGCAGATGACAAAGCGAGATATGCAAAAGAGGATGAACGCATTGCTGCAATCGAAAAACAACGCAACGCAATAACAGCCGCTCAAGCAACGGCACAAGAAAAGATTGACGAAAAGTTTGAAAAGATGACCAACAAGATGAAGGTCAGAATTGAGGAGATGAAGCAAGGAGAAGTTGCTGCTCAAGCAATGCGTGCTGACATGGCTGGATTTAGTGAAACGCAGATAAAGACTGTTAGGGCGTTGGCACAGGAAGAACAGATTGAAGAACGCAAAGCAAAAGCTGCAAAAGAAGCTGTAAAAGAAAACGAGCGAATGGTAGAACTTGTTCAGAGGTATACAAAAAAGACTGAAACGGTAGGTGAACGTGCAGCCAGGGAAAGCAAAGATATAGATAAATTGCTTGCACTCAAGAAAATTACATTA